CAACTAGGAATGGATGACAAAGATATTTATGCCCAACCATTGGCCCGCAAATCGGGAGGTAGGGTTTTCCCTCTTGAGCCTCAATCTGAATGGAAAGACAATTCGGACTATAAAAAGACAGGCGGGAAGATGACCCATATGGCTCCCGGCGAGTTTTTGAAGAAGGTCGAGCCTCTTGATATGGGCAGCGATGACCGCGCCAAGATCAAGAAGTTCAAGAAAAAGATCAAGAAAGGCAAGCCTGTAGACCATCCGATGGCAATCTACCCTGCTGGCGGACAAGATGGCAGGCATCATGCCATGGCAGCAAAGGAGCTTGGGATTAAGAGCGTTCCTGTCCTGACATGGCCTAAAAAGGCAAAAGGTGGCACTATTGTTGACAAAGCTCTTATGCTACTGTCACAAAAGGCGCAACGCCAACGGGGACGCCCGTAATCCTAGTACTAGGAGTTGATATGTCAGATATGGCAAAACAGGCCCGAGCGGCCATGAAGGCGAAGGCCAAAAGCCTTAGCGGTGGTGATCCTACCCAAAAGGTCGATTCGTCTGATTGGACTCCTCCTCCGCAGCTCGAAACGACTGCCAAGACGGGCCTGCGTCCTGTTTCTCGCCGCGCGTTCAAGTCTGGTGGCAAGGTTCATGGCGAACATGCCAAACCGAACATGGGCCGTATGCCGCGTAAATCTGGCGGCGAAGTCAAGAAATGGGTCGATGCCAAGATCAACCGCAACGTCAAGGATGCCAACGAAGAGCGAGCTGGCACCAAACACATTGGCGCGTTGAAGACTGGTGGACGTGCCAAGAAGATGCTGGGCGGGCCTATGATGGGCGGCGCTATGATGGCTCCGATGGCTACTCCCATGTCCGGCGCTGGCGCTTCTTCAATGAACATCCCGGCTGGCGGCACGGCTCCCGGCTTGGCGAACCTCCCGAACGTGTCCAAAAACGCCCTGAACTTCGGTGTTGGCGCGTCTGGAAGCCCGTACAAGAAGGGCGGCAAGGTAGGCCATCCCGATGAAGCGGCTGACAAGGCCCTCATCAAGAAGATGGTGAAACCCTCTGCTCGTACTGGCAAAAAGCATGGCGGAGAGCGTGAAGCTCGTGCCACTGGTGGCAATGTGTTCTCTGGTCCGGGCTATCCGGGCAAGGTTCCCGGCGCTACTGGCGGTCGCACTGCTCATGCTGCGGGTGGCAAAGCTGGCAAGGGCAAGACCAACATCAACATCATGATCGGTCACAGGCCGGGCGAAGGCGCTGGTATGGCTCCTGCCGCTGCGATGAATCCGATGGCTGGTCCTGTGAAGCCTCCGGGCTTGGGTGGACCGGCTGGCGGCGCTCCGCTTCCTCCGATGCCTATGGGTATGCCTCCGATGCCTCCGGGTGGCGCTCCCGGTGGGGCTCCTCCGATGCCTCCGGGCATGATGCCTCCGGGCGGCGCTATGCCGCGCAAATCCGGTGGCCGTGCCTACCATTCCTATAAGGATATGGATGCGGGCGCTGGTGGTGGCGAAGGCCGCATTGAGAAGACCGAAATTGCTAAGCGCAAGGGCGGTATTCAACGAGCTTAAGGGATTCGCAACGGCCCGGTGCACGTTGCGGATTTGGGTGGGAGCATGACCCCCTTCATGTTCCCACCCAGCTATTCCAAAGGGGGCCGCAAAGGGGGCGGTGATGGCAGCTACGACGTACCAAGCGTACTATCAGTATGAATTGAAGAAGCTAATGGAAGAGGAAGTCGCCAGACTGACTTCCGTAATAACGGCAGAACATGAAGTGATTCACGACTATCCAACCTACCGTTACTTCATTGGAACAATTCAAGGAATTCGCAAGGCAATTCAGCTTTGCGATGAAGCGGAAGCCGTTGTGAACGGCAAAGAGTGAAAAAGGGGGACTTAAAATGCCGCATATGGAAATGGAACACGAACTCAATCCGGCAGATGTACTGCGTAAGGCAGCCGGTGACATTTCGTCCGTAGAAATCTTCAACAATCAGCTTCTGGTGGCGGTCTATGTGCGTCCTCAGAAGACGAAAAGCGGTCTTTATCTGACAGATAAGACCACTGATGAAGATCGTTTTCAGTCCAAAATCGGTTTGGTTCTGAAGATGGGCATTTCTGCGTTCGATGACGAGACGGGCCAATGGTTCAATGGCGTGAAGATCAATGAAGGTGATTGGATCATCTTCCGCCCGTCAGAAGGTTGGAGCGTCACTGTCAACGGCCAGCTTTGCCGCATGATTGACGACATCAACGTAAAGGGTCGGGTGGATCAGCCTGATCGTGTTTGGTAAAAGGAGAGCAATATGTCAGGAGAAAATGAACAGCTTGAGTTTGTCATTGATGACGCTCCAGTCAAAGCTGAAGTAAAGAAAGACGAGCCTGCGATTGAGATTGTTGACGATCCGAACGATGTTGGCGCTAAGCCTGAAAAGCCTGCCAAAGACATTGAGAAGACTCTCAAGAAGCTCAACAAGAAGCTCGAAAGGGAAAAATCTGCGCGTCAAGATGCGGAGATGAAGGCCCGGCAGGCTGCTGAACATGCCCGCCGATCCACTATGGACGCGCAAGATAGTCGCGTTCACCTTGTTGGCAGTGCCATCGAAACCCTCAAAAGGGACGATGAAATCTTGACTGCTCACCTTCGTAACGCCATGGAAATTGGCGATTATGACAAGGCGGCAGACATTCAGCGGACTCTTGCTGGCAATGCCAACAAGATGGTTGAGCTGGAGCGCGGGTATCAGGATTTGCGGAATACTCCGCCTCCTCCGCCTGTTGCTCCCATCAATGCCAATGGCCCCAATGTGGATGACATCATCCAGAAGGTCACTCCGCGTTCTGCGGAATGGCTGAAGGAGAACCGCAAGCACCTTCCCGATGCCAGAAGCATTCGGATTATGGCTCGTGCCCATGAAGATGCCATCGACTACGGCATGATCCCTGAATCGGACCAGTATTTCCGATTTGTGGAAGACCGCCTTGGTATCGGTAAAAAGAAAGACAATTATGAAAGGGACGACGCCATGTCTGGCGCTTCAAAAGCATCCAAAAACCGGCAGTCCCCTCCTTCCGCGCCTGTGACGCGCCAACCTGTCGATGCCCCCAACCGTCCGGGTGTCATCAGATTGACCGCCGAACAGGTTGAGGCTGCCAAAATCAGCGGTATCAGCCCGCAGGAATACTACAAGCTGATGATTCAAGACCGTAACCGTAACTAAGGAGAATGATAATGTCTGAAGCAACTGAAGGTACTGCCAAGCGTCGCGGTCGCCCGCCGCGCACCACTCCCAAGGTCGAAAGCCCTGCCGTCATCGAGCCCAAGGTTGAGGCTGTCCGCGAAATCTTCGTAGCGGAACGTCCTGCCATGCGTCCGGCTATCCGTGATGACGATCCGCGCGCGGCTGCTGCCCGTCGTGCGGCTCAAATTCGCGGACATTTAGGCGATATGGATGAGGGCACGGATGAGTTCCGCGCTCCCAAGCCACCGGATGGCTGGGAATACGAGTGGAAGCGCAAGACTGTGCTCGGTCAGGAAGACCCTGCCTATCAGGTTCAGTTGGCGCGTATGGGTTGGGAGCCTGTTCCCACCTCATATCACCCTGAAATGATGCCCGGCATGGGTAATTTCCCCAACATCGAGCGCAAGGGCCAGTCCCTGATGATGCGTCCGGCTGTAATCTCTGACGAAGCTCGCGCAATTGAGCGTCGCCGCGCCAAAGACCAAATCCGTGCCAAGGAAGCTCAGCTTAATGTGGCCCCTGATGGTCATTTTGAGCGTAATGAGAAGAGTGTCAGGCCGAACATCAAGAAGGGGTACTCCCCAATTGAAGTTCCAAACGATTAATTCTTGGCATTTATGACACTAAGGGGGTTGGCATATGTCAGCCCCCTTTACATTTGATATTTTGACAGGTATTTTGTTGTCACGGCTGCTTTAAAGCCTCCTTTCCCCGGCGTGAAAGGCTCTAACTTCCCCCTGTCCCTTAGCTGCCCCGGCGCGCAGTAACGGGATTTTCCTGAAAAAGGAGGCACCGTTATGGCAAATACCAATGCGCCGTTCGGTTTTCGTCAAACTCAGGGCACTGGCTCAGCTCCGACCTATGAGCAAGTCGAGTTCCAGATTGCCTACAACACCACCAACATCTTCTTCGGTGATCCCTGCACGCCTACGAGCGGTGGCTATATCACTCAGTCCGGCTCTTCGGGCGGTAGCTCAGATACTCAGATCGCTGGCATTTTTGTCGGCTGCCGGTATCTGTCTACTTCGCAGAAGCGCACTGTCTGGTCCAACTACTATCCGGGCGGCACTGATCCGGCGACTGGCACGATCTATGGCTATGTGGTCAATGATCCGAACGCCAAGTTCGTTGCTCAGACTGGTTCGGGCGGTGCGGCTCAGGCCAACATCAACCAGACCATCGGCTTCACGATTGGTTCCGGCAATACCTCTACGGGTATTTCTGGCGCGTATCTGAACATGAGCACTGCTGGTGTTGACGCGACCCAACCTTTCCGCATTTTCAGCCTTGTTACGCAGCCTCCGGGCTCTAACGGCACCTCCTCTGGCGACTACAATTATGTCATTGTTGGCTTCAACAATGTGCAGACCAAGTCGCTCGTTGGCATCTAAGGGAGTAAGAACCAATGGCTGTTAATCTCTCAGCAATCAAGGATCTTCTCCTGCCCGGCCTTCGCGGTGTCGAAGGCAAGTACGAGATGATTCCGTCTCAATACGACAAGATTTTCACGAAGCATGATTCCAAAATGGCGCTTGAGCGCACTGCGGAAATGCGCTTCTTGGGTCTTGCCCAGTTGAAGACCGAAGGCGGCCAGACCGCTTTTGACAACTCCGCTGGCGAACGCTTCGTGTACAACCAAGAGCACACTGAAATTGCTCTCGGCTACGCGATCACCCGCAAAGCTGTAGATGACAACCTCTACAAGACCCAGTTTGCGCCCAGCAACCTTGGCCTTATCGAGTCCTTCCAGCAAACGAAGGAAATCTACGGTGCCAACATCCTGAACACTGCCCAGACGTATAATGCGTCTATCGGCGGTGACGGTCAGGCTCTTTGCTCTGCGTCTCACCCGATTGACGGTGGCACGATTGCGAATCAGCCCACCACTCAGGTTGATCTGAACGAAGCCACCTTGCTGAACAGCATGATCGCTGTGCGCACGAACTTCAAGGATCAAGCTGGCCTGAAGGTGTTCGCGCGCGCTCGCAAGCTCATCGTTCCTCCGCAGCTTGAGCCGGTTGCTATTCGTCTGACGAAGACGGAACTGCGTCCCGGCACTGCGGACAACGACGTCAACGCGATCATGATGACCGCTGGCGGTCTTCCTGAGTCGTATATGGTCAACGACTTCCTCACCTCCGCTTACGCTTGGTTCCTGCTGACGAACATCGACGGCCTGAGCTATATGGAGCGAGTGAAGTTTGAAACCGATATGCAGGTCGATTTTGTGACCGATAACCTTTTGGTTAAGGGTTACGAACGTTACAGCTTCGGTTACTACAATTGGAGAAGCATCTACGGAAGCTTCCCCACGTCGTAATTGACCGTAATTGTCCTCTGGTATAGTATGCAAGTTCTATACTGGAGGGCAATCACAATGAAGCAATCTGATGAGGAACGCAGGCGCAGAAACAGGGAAAAATCGGCAAAATATCGTCGAGAAAACCCTGAAAAATGGAAGGAAATTGACCGTAGGGCGAAGCTCAAACTGCGGCAAAATCCTGAAAAAAATCTGCAAAAGCTAACTTATCAACAGCAGTATCGGGAAGAAAACAGAAAGGCATTGTCCGATAAGGAGAGGCAAAGAAGGTTTGGAATAACTCCTGAAGAGTATTCTGATCTTTTTAAATCTCAAAACGGAACATGCGCAATCTGCAAACAACCTGAAACTGCAACGAGATTGGGAAAGGTGAAGGCTTTAGCGGTCGATCACTGCCATCAGTCTGGTGTTGTTAGGGGGCTTCTTTGTGCGGACTGCAACATGGGTATCGGAAAATTGAAAGAGGACAAAAATATCCTCTTCTCAGCCATCCAGTACCTCGAAAGGCATTCCGAACAGTCGCTAAATGTAGTAGTCTTAACTCCGAAAGGGTAACCAATGGCTACGGTCATTAATGATATCCAACCGGGGTTCTATCCGAACCCCAACGGGAGCCCGGTTCAACCGGGCACCGCCTTCACCGGCCCTTTGTTTGCTGGCGGCGTCATCGAAAGTGACGGAACTGGCAATCTGGCATCTCTCGGTGGCACGACCGGCACTCAGAACATCGGTTATGTTCAGATGGCCCAGAGTGCCGTTGTGACGCAGGCTTCCGGTGGAACTCGCATCACCATTCCGGCTCAAAGCCAAATCACCGACATCTATTTGATGGTGACGACGGCTTGGACTGGCGTTGCTTCTACGCTCGAAATTGGGGCCACTGCGGGCACTGGCGCGGCTACCGCGTTCACTGCCACTCAAGCGGTCACTGCTTCGGCGTTGGGTCAGCTCACCATTCTTCCGGGCACGGGTGCAACGCAGATTGCTAACTGGGATAACGTCAGCAACGCCACATTCCAACCGAATGGGCCGCAGGACGTTCAAATCTTGGTTACGTCGGCAAATACTGGTTCTGGTGTTGGCACCCTCACGGTGTTCTACATTCAGGGCATCAATCTCGCGTCCTGATAGGAGGATGTTATGAAGGGTCATAAAGCTGCACATCATGGCCGTAAGCATCGCGCTTCCGGTGGTGTCAATGAAATGGCGGAAGACGCTAAGCAGAAGAGCAAGAGCTACACCTACGAGTCTAACGTCGAAGGTGAAGCTAAGGCTCGCAAGCACGGTGGTCGCGCCAAGACTGAGGGCGGCAAGGTTCACGGTGAACATGCCAAGTCCAATATGGGCCGCGCGCCGCGCAAGTCGGGTGGCCGCACAGGTTCGAACATGAACCCGCTGTCGTCTGCGTCCGCTGGCACTCCTGCCAAGGGCCGCAACGTATCGGGCAGCCTTGACTGATCGTTGACAACGATTATGGGTTGTTTACGGGGGCCAAGTGCCCCCGTTTTCACAGGAGGGCCGCATGTCTGGTGCATGGACACGCAAAGAAGGCAAAAACCCTGAAGGCGGTTTGAACGCCAAAGGTCGAGCCTCATTGAAGGCTGAAGGCCATAATATCAAGCGTCCCCAGCCAGAAGGGGGTTCGCGAAAGGACAGCTTCTGTGCTAGGATGACCGGGTTAAAGCGCAAGCTTACCGGCTCTGCAAAGGCTGCTGATCCCGATAGTCGGGTCAACAAGTCACTTCGCAAGTGGAACTGCACATGACGGACAAGCCTTTCTGGGAGAAAGACGCGCCAAAAGATGCTAAACACAAGCATCTTGATCGCAAACAAATTCAGTCAGCCAAAGCAAGGGCAAGAGCCGCTGGGCGTCCTTACCCTAACGCTGTTGACAACATCGCCGCCGCTCGTGCTGGCAAGAGGAGTTAAGAATGGGTACGTTCTCTCAATCTGGCGTCGTTTGGGATTCCATCACAAAAAACGGCAGGCATGAACCGTTTGAACTTCAAGTTGCTCGGGGTCAAATCACAAACCATCAGCCTGTTGAGGTCTTTGGCTATAGCACACAGGTTGCAGGCACTGCCCTTGGCCCGCTGTGGGAGGGTTTGACCCAATCTGGCGGTGCATACACGTATCCTTCTTCGGCGGGCCAGATCGTTCTTTTGAGCGCCTCTGGGGCTACGGACGCGAACCTGATTATTCAGGTCAACGGTCTTGACGCCAACTTTAATGTCCTGTCTGAGCTTGTTACGCTTAATGGTTCTGGAACAGCGACGACGGTTAACTCGTATTTTCGCATCAACGGGTTGTTTGTCACCAATGGC